GCGCATCTCGTGGATGCCGACGCCCTTTACGAAGCCGTAGTCGCGCGTGTCGGTGGTGCTCTTCGTGCGCTGAGCCCACGCAACCGCGAGAGCCTGGGCGCCGCACAGGTAAATCGGCTCAAGGCGGGCCGACGAAGCGCCGACCGTGCCCGTTGCCGGGATTTCCTGGATCTTGCGGATAACGACGCCGTCATACATGAGGTCGCCGTCATTGAAGAGCGGGTTGCCGTCGCCGCGCTCCTGGGCGTTCTGGAGCGTCTGCGCCAGATCCGCCTTGAGGTCACGGAACGCGCCCGAACCGACGAACAGGACGTAGTTTTCGCTGTCCTCGCCAACCGTCACCGGACGGATGATCGGGGAAGCGTTCTCCGCCTTCGCCTTCATCAGCGAGACGATCTCCTTCGACATCGTCATTGCTGACGTGACGAGGGCGAGGTCCGCCGAGTGGTCGGTGTAAGCCGCCGCGGTGGTGCCGTCGCCGAACACAACGCGATCGGCATTCGCCACCAGGAACGCGTCCTTGTTGGCTTCCGAGGCCGACGCATACGCAGTCGTGCCATCGGTCGAGCCGAGCGCGTTGATGATGCTCGTGCGCAGCTTCTTCATTGCCCAGTTCTGGAGCTGTTCCTTCGCCGCGATGCGAAGGTCGATGCCCGTGAACTGCTGCTGGTTGTCGGTGACAGCGACAGCGTGACGCAGCGTGGACACGGTAACCGCATCCTCATACTGGCCCAGCGCCTCTTCATTGCCTTCCAGCAGGCCATCGCCGGTCTGGCCGGCACCGGTCAGCTCGGAGATCAGCGGAATGTGGATACGATCGCCCGGCTTGGAGCCAAGTTGCTCCTTGAGCTGGATGATCGAGTTGGTGGCCGTGCCCATGTAGCGCTTGAAGCGATTGGCGCGGACGTAAGCAGCGAAGAAGTCGTTATCCCACTGCTGTTCGACCAGGTTGGTCGTAACGGTCGTCAGACTCATTGGTTAGGTTCCATCTAAGGGACTCGACGCCTCACGGCGTGGAATCAGGGTTGGTTCAGCGCTTGCGGGCGATAATCTCGTCAAGCGCCATTGGACGCGCCGGAGCCTCGCCTGTGGGGCCAGATGCCGGAGCGTCCGCGAGGGACGTGGGGATGACGGGAGCTGCTGTTGGGGCCTTCGGTGCGTCAGCCAGCCGTCGGGCTACTTCCGCCTCGATATAGTCGTTCGTCGAGCCGTAATTCGCCATTTCGAGAAGGCGCTTGCCTTCCTGATAAGCGAACTCCGCAGGGTCGGGCTGGATCAATGCCTTTTGCGCGAGCTGAGGATTGACCACTGCCGCCTGATAGAACGCATCACGCGCCCCATCGTAATCCTCGTAACGCGCCCTCGCCGCCGCTTCCGCCCGGTCAAGGGTCGTCGCGGTGACGATATTGGGCACTTCGCGCATGACTTCCTGGCGGATGTGCTGCGAGAAGGTGGCGAGGAACTGCTGCGGATTGGACCAGTAAAGGTCTTCATTGAACTCGAACGGTGCAGCCTGAACCGGAGGTTGGGACTGCGTGACTTGAGGCGCCGGTCGCGCAATCTGCGCTTCCAGTTCCCGAATGCGGGCTTCGGCTTCTTGCCTGCGGCGTCGCTCCCCGAGGATTGCTGCGTGGTCTAATGGAGGCTCGCTCTGCGGCGCTGGCGACGCGCCTTCGTCTTTCTCGCCCTTCGGTGCAAACCGCCCCTTTTCGTCGCGGACAGGGCCTTTCGGCTCCTCCGGCTCCGGTGCTTGCGCAGCGGGTTCGGGTTGGGTTTCCGGCGCTGCTGGAGTTTCAATCTCCGGCACCGTGGTCTGTTCACCATTCAGAACGCTATCCAGGTCTCCACTCATGCTAGGTCGTCCTCGTCATCGCCCGTTGAACTGCGGCGACCAGTTGACGCCCGAAAAGCCCCGGCGACGGGCATGGCGAGCATCCCTTTGCGAGGACGCCCGGTTGTTCTGTTCTTCCCTTGTTAGGCCGGCGGTTGCTGCATCGGCTGCGTAGCCGTCATGCGTTCCGTCTCAGCCCTGAATTCGTCGGTGTTCTGCGCTCTGGCTTCGAGCATCAGGCGCACCGCTTCCTGCGCGGCCTTCACGTGCGGATCTTCGGCGGGAACGTCCTTGGGAACCGCAGCAGCCTGTGCCTGCGCGATGTTCTTGATCGCTTCCGACTTCACCTTGGCGATATTGGCTTGAGCGCCCTCCAGCTGAATCTGCTGCGCCATCTGGCCCATCTGGCCCTGCGAGTCCTGCGACTGCTTCAGCATGTCGAGGAGCTTGTTCTTGTCCCTGAGTGATGACGCCTGAAGGATGATCTCGGGCGGGATCGGCACCAAGCCAGTGGCGGCGAGCTTGGTCAGCTGCTCGAACTGCTCCATCTGGACGGTCGGGGTTTCGGTCGTCTCCTCGATCTCGATATCCACATCGAGCTCGGCAACACTGTTGGCCGGCTGCATCATCGCCGGGTCCGCCTGGATCTGCATCTTGTATTGCTGGGCCGTAGCGCGATCGATCTTTCCTTCTGCCAGTGCTGCGTCCACCTTACGGGCAGCAAGAGCACCCTGCGTGGTGTTCAGGCCAACAAAGGTAACGCCCTTTTCGTCATCTGTGACGCGCACCCAGCGCTCGGTCGTCCAATATTGGCGGATGCGGTTCCATACCTGACGGAATACGCGGATGTTGAACTGGTGGAGCTGGTCCAAAAGCGGCGCGAGCTCGACCATGCCGCCCTGTTGCAGGGCCATGATCGCCCGGCCCGACTGATCCTGTCCTGACTTGCCCTGGAGCGTCGCATTGGGGCCGAGCATGTCGATCTCGGACTTGGCTTCCTGCATTAGCTGGAAGTGTCCGGCTACCTGGTCGTTGTTGGGCAGAATCTCGAACTCGCCGTCCTCGCCGATGATTACACCATCAGGCTTGGCGAGCTCCGCCCTGATCTTCTCCGGATCGCTCGTTGCGGCGGCCGACACGCGAGACTGCCGCATGGTCAGCAGATGCAGCGCCTTGGAGCGGCGCTTGTTCACTTCGTCCTGCGGGCTGATCATGTCGCGCACGACGCCATAGCGGTCGTTGTCCCGATCGACATAAGCCGACTGGAACACGATCGGGCACTCAGGCTTGCCGTCTTCGTCAAGGAACGGGCTCGGCTGCGGCTCCTCAAGAAAGCCGGAGAGCGTCATCACGCAGCCCTGCCACACGCCGGCAACCCGGTAACACATGGTCACGATACGGATGCGCTTGCGCTTGTCGTCGCCCCACAGCGCCCAGCGCGGCTTGTCGTCGTAAGTGTCGGCATTCGATGAGACCGGGTGGTTCATCGTGCTTTCGATGAGCTGCACCTTGTCCGGCCACATCGCCTTGGCCTCGGATACGTCCATCCAGGTCACGTAACCAAGGTAGCGCGCATCGGAGAAGTCCGGCTCGGACGAATGCGGGTCGGCAAAGCAGCGGTCCCACGGCAGGCGCGTGATCTTCACGTCGATGCCGTCGCGCCCCTGGGTGACACCGACCTCAACGCCGCCCATGCCCTCGACGAGCATGTTGTCCCATACCGCCGAGCGCTTCATGTCGAACAGCTGGTCCTGCGCGACGAACCGCAAGGCATCGGTGGCGGCTTCGGACTCCTCCTCGTGAACCGCGGTCCTCGGATAAGCGATCGGATCGGTGCGCGATTGACGTTCCAGCCCGCGCAGGAAGTCGATCTTGCGCTTGATGCGGTTGATGACGACTTCCGGCTGCCGACGCTTGCGCAGGATCTTGCGCTCTTCCGCCGTCAGTTGCTTGCCGTCGTAATAATCGCGCGCCTGCTCCGACTCCTTACGCCCGTTCTGCGACGCCTCTTCGGCGCTCTCGAACCACTGGACGAGCATGGTGAGGGACGAAGTCACGCGGTCTTCCACGATTCACCGTCCTCCATCAGTTCCTTGGGCCAGTAGCCGTCGCGGCGCACCTTCACGGGAACCGGCGCGGGCTTGTATCCAGTGCGCCTCAGCTCTTCCAAAGCGTAGCGTAGC